GGCACCGGCGAGGCCCGTCGTAGCGAGCGCGCCGGCGGTGGCCGTGGTGGCCGCCGCGGCCTGTTGGGCCGGCACGATGACCTTGGAGTAGTCCACCGCTTTGAGCGCGGCGGCCATATTGGCTGAACTGACACCCAATTTGGTAAACGCCGCTTCGGCGAGCCGCGTCTGCGCGGCCGTGGCCTGTTGCGCTTGAACCGTCTGCTGAGCGACCGCTTGGAACACCTTACCGGTCTGACCAACACGCGCCTGGACCTGTACGGCAGATTTCTCAATCCGCTCGAACGAGCTGACAGCCGCAGTGGTCCCCTGCGCAAGCGCGCTCGTGTCGAGGGCTAAACCTACGACCGCCAAATCCATCACGACTCACCATCCACGAGTCGCGCTTCACGCACACGCTGATGATGTGCAATCCTTGCCGCGCGATTCTTCGCGACGTGTTCAGGGCTCTTCTTCTTCCCGAGCAATGCCGCCCGCGTTTTCTCCCGGTTCTGTTCAGAGCACGGACCTGATCCCCCATCTCCGCCTGGGGTCATGTTCGTGAGTCGGCGTCCCGTCGCTCGGTACAGCGCGATCACCGCTCGCTCTGTCTCCGACCCCGAGACACGATCGCCTACATCAATGCAGAGCGATTGAATCATCGGCGGGAACGGAAGGGAACGCATCCAGTTCGCCTTGTGAGATTTCTCACCTCGGCGCACCTGACGGTGGTGACGCTCCAATCGCATGGCGATGGAGGTAGTCCTTTTCCCGATGTACCGAGGTTCACGGGTGACCGGATCGAGGAGAGCGTAAGTCGTCGTTCTCACTCAGCGGCTCTTCGGGCGGAGGGCCGCCACCAGGAGGTCATCAAGTCGGAACATCAGTCGGACCTCCCACGGCGTGAACGTGCGGCCCATGAGCCGGGCAAACGCCTCCAGCTCGGCATAGCCCAGCGGGTTCGCGCCAAACCCGTTACTCGTGCGGCGCATGGTCACCGTCATGAAATCGTTCCACACATGCTGCACGGGCCACGGGATCGCGGGGACATCCTCCTCGGCCAACCGGAAACGCTTACCCGTCTGCCGCTCGAGGCTCGCGAGGTGATCCGCCATCGCCCCCAAGCCCGCCACATCCTGCAGTCCGCCAAACGCCTCGGTCGCAGCGGCGATTAGGTCTGCTTCGAGGCCCCCAAAAAACCCGCGCGATCCATCAGGAACGCGTCCACCTGTTCCGCGATCCACGGCTCCTTTTTGAGCACCGCCCGGATCGCCTCGAAGTTGTTGAGCAACGGCTGGCCGGCGAACACCGAGTGCTCCACCTCCAGCACGCAGCCCGCCATGAGGTCCAGTGCCTCGGCGGTGAACCGCTCGCCGGTGAGCGTCGTCACCTTGGTCTTCGCGCTGTCGGCGATCCGCCGGGTCTGCTGGTCATTCAGCTTCCGTTGGTACTGCTCCGAGTCCTTGCCCGCGATAAGCCACCGCACCGGCTGGTCGGGCCCGTCGTACAGGGGCTCCGCGCTCACTGGGTGGACCAAGTGGAGCCAGGCGCCTTTGGTGGCCGCCTCGCGGGTGCCGAAATTCAGGTCAAGCGTCATACGACTCCTCCGGGCTCAAGGCCCTGTGATGGTGCGCGCTAGATCGTGCTGTCCTGGACCGAGAGCGTGGTCTGCTCCGAACTGATCCCCGCGCCGCCTGCCGAGTTGTAGAGGGCCACGAAGGACAGCGTCTGGATCAGGTTCTTCTCGCCGTCATCCTTGTCGGCCGCCCCGAGCTTGATCCGGGGGAGATTGAAGGCGAGGAACTCCGCGGCGATGCCCGTCGAGAGTTCGAGCACCGCGGTGAGCGCCACTTCCGTTTCGTTGATGAAGAGGTCCCGGAGGACGGCGTCCTCGAACATGGCCGTGAGCTGGCCCGAGACGCGGGAGCGGGCTGGGTTGATGCTCGGGACCTTGTTGGACCCCACGACGGCGTCGGTGAAGAGGCCGAGATCCAGGTTGATGTCCAGCCCCGTGACCGTGGCGATGTCCACGCCGCCCACGCGCAGCGAGCCGTTGACGGCGGCGGCAATGCCCTGGGTGCCGGCGGCACCAGGGGTAACGAAGTACGCCGACGTGCTGGTGACGATGTCCTGGCCGGTGACTGGGAAGGCGATGGTGGCCAGGCCGGTGGCCGGGAGCTTGATCTGCATCCCGCCGAACTTGCAGCCCAGATACTGCTCGGACTGGACGATGTCAGGGAAGTTCTGTTCGATGGTGTAGGAGTCGTTGGTCTGGGCGGTCGCGGGAATGAAGCTCTTCTTGCCGCTGACCGTGCAGGTCACCGAGTCGCCCGCGGCCTTGGCCGCGACCACTTCGTCCCCCGTCCCGGTCGTGGTCATCACCAAGGCGGTGAGCACGGTGATGCGATAATTCCGGGAATTGTTTGCGGCACCACCCGTGGTCCATCCGGTCCACCGCACCACGTCCCCGACTTTGAATCCGTCGGTGAGGTAGGACCCCGCCGACCGCGTGAAGGTGCCCGGCGGACCCACCGCCGCAGTGACGGTGATGATGGCGCCCGTTGTGGCGCCCGCCACGAAGTCCTTCCGCAGCGCCGACTGCATCAGGAGGTTGTAGGAGCCGGGCGACAGCTCGCCGTTGATCGTCCCCAGAATCCGCCGGATGCCGTGCCGGAAATCCTGCACCTGATCATGGGTGACGATTTCGGCGGACTCGTAGGTATCCTTCTTGAGTCCGATGTCGGAGGTGAGCCGACGCAGATAGAGTGCGCTGCCTGTACCGGCGGCGACACCGAAGGTGGTCTCCTTCTTCAGGGCGACGGTTTTGTTTAAGCCAGTAGCGATAGCCATGAGGCACCCCTAAGTGTTTGGGCGGCCTCATGGGCCTTATGAGTTGGAGATCAGGCGCGCCGGAGCGCAATTACGCCAGCGTGTTCGCCACGATCAGCTCGAAGCGCACTTCCACGAGCACGACGTACCACGCTTTGTCGTCGTCCAGGCCGCCGCCCCAACGTCGGGAACCCCGCGGAATCCGGAGGGTGGTGGCCCCGCTGGTCAGCTCCTTCCCATAGGGGAATGCTTGGAGAAGCGCCAGGGCGAGTGCATCCACCGCATCCGTTCCGTCCAGCGGCGGCACCTTGAGCCGCACCTCAAAGACTCCCGAGCGAAGAATCCGAGTCAACCGGGCCGGTGCTTCCAACGGCACATCGGGATCGAACGCCAACCGGTGGGTCAGGTGCGCCGTGCCGATCGTGGGCTCGAACCCCACGTTTTCCTCGCCCCATGTGCTCACCGCCGGAATGCCGGTCACCGTCGCGAGCTGCGCCGCCAACGCCGCCCGGATGTCCGCTGTCTCACTCACCGTGACTCCAAATGCGCCCCAACCTCATCCACGATCTGCTGTATCGCTCGAGTGGCGGGACGGACAAAGCCATTCGGCGCCTGCTGCGACCACTGGTCGAACTCCAGGCGGCCGATGTAGGGCGCGGAATTGGACGCCACCCAGGTTTCACCGACGTTGAGGGCCGCGGCACTGGCCTCCATGCGCGCGAGGGAGGCACCTGGACTCCCGGCATTCGACCCGGTGGGGACCGCCCCGATCGCCGCATCCCAGTTCGACCGAGCGAACCCGCCGACATAGCCCTTGGGGGCCGGGTGCGCCCACAGACTTGGGTTGCCGATCGGGGTCCCCGGGCTGTGCTTCCCCCCCGAATGGATTTCGTTGGCCAGCGCCTGCGCCACGCCGACCACCATCAGTTTCCCATTCCGCTGGAGCGTCTCCCGCCACCGCGCGAAACTCGCCCGGAGCTGCACGCTACCGTTCGGGCTCGCCGAGGCGATCGGGGTCAGGCCGGGCGGAATCATCGGGTCCTCATCACCGCGTCAACGTGACCCGGTACATCAGCGCCGTGCCGGACCCCCGAGGGATCAGCGGACTCACCGCCAAGACACTCCAGGTGCTGCCTTCCCAACTCGCGATCATTCCTTCCGTGGGCGCAAAGGCCAACGGTGCCGCGTCCACCGTCCCCCGTCGGGCTTTGCTCCGGGTGGTCTCGCGATCCTTGAAGCTGTCGGCCGGACTGCCGGACGCGGGGATGAAGATCCCCGTGCTCATGGCAGTCTCCCCGGTGAGCCGATTGGTGAAGGTGATCGGACCCTTCACCGAGCTCGGCACCCGGCCAATCGCGGCAGACGCCAAGCGGGCGAGGTTCATCCCCGCACCATTCGCGGCTGCGGCGCGTAGACCAACGGGCCCAGCATGGGCCGAATCACTGTCGCGAAGTGCCGGTCGCGATCGCTCTGGCTCGCCACCGAGGTATCGAGGCTCATACTGATCTCGCTCCCCAGGCTGAAGGAGGCCACGCCAGCCAGATCATCCGGCACTAGGCTTCCCTCGTTCGCCGCGGCCTGTTCCACCAGGTAGATCGCTCGGAGGCTTTGGGCCCGTTTGATGGGCTCGGGGATCTCGGTGGTCAGATACAGGCTCGGCGTGTAGGGCTTGGGAACACCACGCCGGGGCCAGGCGAGCGCCTGTACCGCATCCACCCGGTCCCCAGGGAAGCGCTCCTGGTCAAGATCCTGCCGTGCCTTGACGAGGGCGCGATTTTTGTTCTCGGCATTTTCCAGCAGCCACCCGTTCGGCGACGGGAACATCTCATCCGCCACCACCTCGGCCTCCGCTAAGGTGGCGTAGGA